AATGCAAGACAGTATCTTAATGCTTCTCGCATGGCTAGATTTACGGATTCCCAACAATATCCTGTAGTGCCTATAACCGACCGTCCCTTTATTAACGTAAGGTTCTAGTTATGGCAAAGTCCAAGTTCCTACAAAGTTCATTTGTTAGCGGAGAGCTATCACCCCTACTTAAAGGGCGCGTAGACCTTGAGCAATACTATCAGGGTGTATCTACTGGCGAGAACGTCTTAATTGTCCCACAGGGGGGTTTAAAGCGCAGAGCAGGGACTCAGCACGTTGATGTGGCAGAGAAGATATTTAAACCTTTTAGATCTGCTGGATTAGAGCAACAATTTAGTTTTGTTGTAACAGTTGGATTGCCTCTTGTTGGTAGCACTTATACAAATAATTCTTCTACTTTTACGGTTACATCTTATACTGGATCAAGTCTTCCATATACTGTTTATGCAGATAGAACTGTAGGCACTAACGATCCTACTGCCAGCGGCACTCTTGTCAAAACAGTTAGCACTCCTAATCTTGTCTACACTTCATTCCAGACATTTGTTGTGACAATGCCAGAAGGCGGTACTGCGGCTAATATTAATGACTTTAATCCTGCCACTGTAGGTCTGACTACGACTAATATTGGAGTAAATGGTACTGGCGCTAATCCTGATTATGTAGTTGCGTTTTACAATATTGCTGGGACAGTTGATCTAGGCAAAATAGTTGATGTTAAGAACATTCAATTAAGTGGTACTGGTTCTGGCGTATTTAAAATACAGGCTTCTGTAGACAATGTTTCTTGGTCTACTGGCCTTAGCATGACTGTAACTGAGGAAGCGCAGTCATTTAGAATTAGGTTATCAGATAATTTTGATTACAAATATTTTAGAATAGTTCGCACTGGTGATACTGGTGATCTTGGTACGTTAAAGATTCAATTAAGTGAATTTAATATCTTGTATCCAACAGCTACTGCTTCTGATGTTAAGACATTTGATTTTAGTGTTGAAACGGATAGACATTATTTATGCGTTCTTACTGGTGGGGCTGAGACTACACCCTCTTATGGCAACATGGCTATATATAGAATTACCGATCAAACTTCTAGTTTTGTTCCAGTAGCTAATTTACCCATGCCGTTTAAATCTTCTGAAGTTGCTGATGTCCGTGATGTGCAGACAGAAAATGTCATGCTGATGTTTCACGAAAATCATGCTCCACAAAGAATTATAAACACAACTACAACAACTTTTGCTGTTGATGATATTCCGTTTCTGAATGTTCCTCAATATGATTATGATGATTCACAAAGTCCTGCACCTACAAATTATATAACCACAATGACCTTAACCGCTATGGCTGTGGGAGACAGATTTCAAATTGATGTAGAAGGTGTGTTAAGTAAAAACATTACTTTAACTGGAGGTAATTCATCTTCATCGGCTAACATACAAAGAAATTTGCAAGAAATGCCTATATTTGGTGATACAGGTATTGCTGTTACTGGTGGCCCTGCAATATTTACTATTACTGTTTCTGGTGAGTCTACACAACCGTTTGAGTTGTGGTCAGCATTTCCAACGTCCGGTACTGGCAACTCCATAGGTTTTGTTTTAAATCAGCAAGGAGTAGCAAGAAAAGAAGACGTATGGTCTGCTACTCGCGGATACCCTAAGACAGCCGCATTCTATGCTGGACGGTTATGGTTAGGTGGCACAAAATCAAAACTACAAAGTTTGTTTGCCTCTAGGTCTGGATCATTCTTTGATTTCTATACAGAAGAAGGGGATGCTGATGAGGGTATCTTTATTACAATATCTTCTAGGCAATTAACAGAAATTATTGATATTAACCCTGATCGTGGATTACAGGTGTTTACTGCTGGAGCAGAGTTTCTTGTTACTGGTACTACTCCTGCGGATGTTGGTGTTCAGGCGCAGACTCAACATGGGGCGGCTGATCTTGAAGTAAAATCCGTTGATGGCGCTACATTGTTTATTGATCAGAATGGTAAAACATTACGGTCTTATTTGTATAACTTTAATGAAGATGCTTATAACAGTACTGACATTTCTGTATTGTCTTCTCAGTTAATAGATAGCCCAAAAGATGTAGCTGTCTTAACTGGCACCAAGTCTGAAGATGCTAACTGGGTATTTATTATTAACCAAGATGGCACTGCTGGTATTCTGAATACGCTTAGATCACAGGATATTAATGGATTTACTAAGTGGATTAATGGCAATACAAATGCGTTTTCTTTTACTATTTCTTCAGGCACTCCAGTATTAAGTAATTCCTACACTGTTAATGAGGGAACATATCTTGTCACTGCTATTAACGGTAGCGTTATTGAAACAAGAAGAACTGAAGGAACAAATACACCGCCTTCATCGGGAACATTAAATGGTACTCCAGATTTAAGTTTTAGTTCGTTTTCAGATTATCCTTTAGAGCTTGTGTCTGTGTCTGTAGTGGCAAATGAATTGTTTATAGTTAATAAAAGAACTACCGCCTCTACAATTGATTACACGATAGAGCGATGGAGTTTTGATTATCTATTGGATTCTTCTGTCAGACTATTAAGTAGTACAAGTATCGTAGGCAATAACCTTTATTTATCTACTGCACACTTAGAAAATGAAACAGTTAATGTTGTTGCGCGAGGAAATACATTACCTAATCGAGTAGTTCAGCCTAATGGTAGTAACGCATACATTATTTTAACTGATGAAGAAAAAACATTTATACTAGCTGAATACCCTGTTACTGGTGTGATAGACGTTGAAGTAGGTTATAACTTTATACCTAAGATTATACCTATGCCATTGAACACTAATTCTCAAGCGATTGCTGGTCAAAACCAGATGCGTGAAAAGAGAATAAACAGAATGAATCTAAGGGTTTATGAAAGCTCTGGTGTCTACATTGATGGCATTCCTGTTCCTATTAGGCAGTTTGGTGATGCGGCTAACACTCCATTGAATGCTAACTTACCTAAACAAACTGGTATTATACAAGATAACAATGGCGGTAATGGCTGGGGAATAGAAGTTGTGCCAGAGATTACAATCCCTTATCCGACTCCATTCCATATTCAGGCTATTGAGTACGAGGTAGAGTCTTCTTGAATGAGTTAACAACACAAGGCGACATAGTAAAGCTACAGACCTTGATGTTGCAAGGTGATACACTTGAGTTAGAAGTAAAGCACCATTTTAGCGATGGGTTGTATGCAAGAGAGTTGTTTATACCAGCAGGCGTTTGTTTAGTAGGAGCGTTACATAAGACTACACACTTGTACACTGTAGTGAAAGGCAGATGTAAGGTGTCTAGCCAGTTTGGAAATTTGGATATTGAAGCTCCTTTTATGGGTGAGACAATTCCACAGACTAAGCGTGTTATATACGCTGAAACAGATTGTGTTTGGGTTACATACCACCCTACACATTTAACTGATATAGAAGAGATAGAAAAGGCTTTGTTAGAGCCAGAATGCTAAAGATGATTAATGATCACGAAGCGTTTAAAAAAGAATACAAGATTACTGATGAGTTAGAAAAGTTAGTATTAGACATAACCAGTGATTTAGATTTGTCTGACATACAAGGAGTTAAGCTAAGTAACTCTGATATTCATGGCTTGGGTGTTTTTGCAGAAAGTTTTAAAAAAGATAAGATTATTGGTTACGCTAGGCTAGATGGAAATCGTACTATACTGGGAAGGTACACTAATCATGCTAAAAGCCATAATGCAAAACCCATTAAGATCGGTAATAATATAATGTTATATGCCGTTAAAGATATAAAGCAAGAAGAGATAACTGTGGATTATAGAGACATGATTGATATTAATAATGAGCTAAAGGTGATTCTATGAGTTGGGTAATAGTGGCTGTTACTACATTGGCGGTAGGCACAGGAACAAGTGTATATGGTCAAATTCAATCTGGGAAAGCCCAGCAAGAATCACTTGAGCGCCAAGCTGAAGAAGAAAAGATTGCGGCTGAAAATCGAGAGTTGCAACGCAAACAAGAGCTTAATAGAGTTCTTGCGGCTAATAATGTTAGTGCGTCTATGTCTGGTATTACTGGTGAAGGTACTCCTGCAAGTATTGCTCTTGAAAGTGCAAAGCAAATTGGCTCTAGTGAAGGTATGATTAATTTATCTGAAAAGCTTAAACGCGCTCAACTACGCAGACAAGGCGCTATGGCTCGATCAACTGCTAATGTTAATGCAACATCTACTTTGCTCAAGGGCATTAGCTCTATGGCATCGCTAGGAATTGATACTACACCTAAAGAACAAGGTGAATAAGAATGGCTAGACAACCTAGACAACAACCTATTGGCTTCTACGGCAAGTTTCAACCTACTGGTGCAGATGATTCTGCGGCTCGACGTATGCAAGCTCTTGCTGGTTTAGGTGAGACTGTATCTGGTATGGCTGAAAAGTTTGGCATTGCTAAGGCTGAAGAAAAGTCTAAAGAACAGGCCGTAATTCAAGCAAGGGTTGATAAAGAGCAGGGCGCATTTGACGCAGAGCTTTACAGAGAAGTGGGCGAAGATGGCGTAATCACCTACAGCGGAGTTCCTGTGACTGGCTCTGTTGCTTATTATGAAAGTTTAATGAGTACAACTAAAGCGCAAAAGATTTTAGATATTGATGCAACATTAGCGTCATATGCAGATCAGTTTCCCAATGATACGAAAGCTTATGGAGAAATGGCTACACAGTTTTTTAAAGGAATGTCATCTCAATTACCTCCGTCTGAAAAACTCCCTTTAGAAAAATACTTTAACGCGGTTAACTCATCTCAATACACTACAGTCTTGAAAGGAGAAAAGGCGCAAAACAAAGCTATAGCCTCGGAAACTTATATTGCAACTATGGATAGCACTGAAGCCCAAGTGTTAAGATTGGTTGAGCAGGGCCGTGTAGAAGAAGCTGATGCCATTTACACAGAGGTATTAATTAATTTAGTTCCAGGATGGAAGGCTAATGGCGCTGTTACTGACACTCAGTTTGCTAACAGATACCTTGAGTATCAAGATGCAAGAAGGACTGCTCAGATTACTGGAGAAGTAAATCGTTTAATTATTAACAACCCTGATTTAGATATGGATCAAAAAGATGCCGCAGGGGACGAATACTTAAAGGCATTTGACGAGAAATCTCTTAAAGAATATACCCCTGCTGAAAAGAAAGTTATGAGAGCTGAAGTTGTAACAATGCTCAATAATTCTCAAACACTTGAAAAGAAAAAGATAAAAGAAAAGCGCATAAGTTCTTATCAGGAACAAAATGCTAATTTGGATGTCTTTGATGCGGATGTAATTTATAACACAGGAATGTCAATAAACGAAAAAACTGTTGCTGTTGATAAAGCTATCTTTGAAAACAAAATACCAAAAGAGGAGGGAAAGCTCAGAAAAGCTTATCTATCTTCCTTAAAAACGCTTACTGCTTCTACGGTTCCAGAAATACATGGCGCTATTATTAAAAAAGCCTATGGGGCATTAGCTTTAGAGGATGAAGAAGCATTCTTGATAGCAGTGCGAGAAATAAATAATGAGATTTTGATTGCTGAAACAAATGGAACCTTGTTATTAGAAGATGCGCTACCACTTAAAAATCAATTTAATAGTTTAACGCAGTCAAGAGAAGCAAGGGCCGCGGCATTGACAGGGCATGGAGCTTCTCGCAAGTTAATTGAGGGCCAAGTTTCTCCAAGTCTACAAAATCAGGTGTTGATAGATGTATTTTATAATGCAGACAGGGCAATTAATGAAAGAAATGTAGAGCTAGAAGCTGAGGGGAAAAGCCCTCTTACTTCATCAGGAGTTAGGGCTATTTATATCCAAGAAACAAATAACGCTATTGATGCTGTCAATTTAACTGCGCGAGAAAGAACCAATGAAATCTTATCTGGTCGCTCTAAATATAAAGCAATTACAACCAGAGCAGAATACGATGCTTTAGACGCATCAACAAGAGATGTGTATTTTATACAGAATGGCGTACTTAAGATCAAGAAAAAGGGAACATAATGCCTAAGAATGATTTTAATCCTACGCGAAAGGGAACTTTAGATAAAGTAAAAAAATCTGTTGCTTCTGGTGCGTTAACAGCCGAAAACTTTGATTTAGCAATTACAGCTTCACAAGACAATCAACAAGTTGCTGAATATTTAAATAGCATTACACCTGAATATGATTCGGCTATTCCAAAAGAGTCTGAAATACCTTATGGGCAAGAGTTTGACGCTCCTGTAGAGGAAGAGTTTGGAATTCCTGTTGATGCCGTAGAAGAAGATGTGCTTGTTGAAGAGTTTGGCCTTTCTGCTGTAGACGCTAATGCTGAAATATCTCTTGGCGTTACTGCTGTTAATCGAGTAGCTTTAGGCCAATCTGTAGATTTAAACTCCACCGACCCTGAAATACAATTTGTTAATGAAGTCGCGCAGAAAAACGAAGCTACTACAATGGACTTGGCTATTACTAGGTTTTCTCCAGAACAAATTGATAAGTGGAAAAATAACCCTATTGGCTTTTCGGAAGCGGATAGATTTGTCACTGCCGCAGATATGATTCCGTTAGGCTCTGTAGTTACTGGGTATGAACTTGGTAAACTAGCAATGGTTGCTGAGAAAATAAGAAATGGAAAGGAAATATCTGAATCGGAAGAAAGCCAGTTTAACGAGTGGCTTGATCTTCATATCGAAAAGCAGATAAGAGGATTTTCTTGGCAGGGAGGCATGGCATATTACGGCTCTCAGATACCTGCATTTATGGTTGAGTTTGCCCTTACTAGTGGTGTTGGTAAAACAGCCCAAGTAGCGGCCAAGCAAGCTATTACTAAAGGTGTAATGACAAGTGTAGAAACTGCGGCAGTAGCAAAACTGGCTGGACAAGCGGCTAGTGGTGCGGCTAGAGTTGTAGCAATGTCTCCAATAAGAGCATCTGGAACCTATGGCAGGGAAAGGTTAGGACAAAAAGTACAACTTACAACAGATGGAATGGCTGTGTTAACTGAAGCCAGAGAGCGACCTGCTGTCACTGCTTTGAGAGCTTTTGCTTACACTGGTGCAGAAGTTTTAAGTGAAATGTCTGGTGGTGTAATAGGAAGAAATCTTGTTAACCCGATTGTAGGAAGATTAAAAACAAAAGCTATTACATCTATTAACAAATTGCCTCCCAAGTTAGTTGATGGACTTCTAAAAAGTTACCAGATGATTCAACCTAATGCTGTTCTTTCGGACATTATTACTCGTGTTGGCTGGCATGGAATGATTAATGAGCTAGGTGAAGAAAGGGTAGCTGACGCTTTAACTTTGTATGCTGACATGGCCTTTGGAGAAACTTACACCGCAGATGAGATATGGGATAGGCTTGTCCCCTCTAAGGATCAATTTTTATTAGAGGCTGGGTTAATTTCAATTCCGGGTGGAGCAAAAACATTAGGAGCGCTAACTGGCAATCTTATGTCAGGGAAAGGGCATTCTCAGGAGCAAGTTGACACTGTTTTAAATACAGCATTAAATGACGAATTAGCAAATTATATTGAAGCTGAAACTTATGTGGAAGATAAACCTGACTTACAAGTTGCGTTAAATGAAAAATACCTTGATGAAGGTGGACCTGCCAAAGTTGCAGAAGTAGCTGTTACTGAAAGCTTGTTGTTAGCTTATGATAAGTCTATTGAACCTGCTAATGTTAAAAAGAAACAAGGGATTATTAAAGGGTTAGTGGCGCAGGCTAAAGCCGTTAACAAAAAAGCTACAAAATTCAAGGACTTTATTGCGGCTGGCGGACCATTAGATGTTAAACAACTTATTAGCGAAGGCTTTGACCCGAAAGATTTAGAAGATGGCAAGGTAAAATTTGGTAAAAATTTAAAGCGCGTATGGTCTTTACAGAACCCTCAGCAAACTATTTCTCAACTTACCGAAAGATACAATGAAGAATTAAGTTTATTTGATGGTGATGTAGTTGCGGATAAAAGCAGAGAGCTTTCTGACAACGACATGATTTCTATGTTAATGGATTGGGTAAATAGTGACTCACCGCAGACCTTTTTGATTGACCCTGTTGCTACGGCTGAATTAGATCAGATAAATATGAGGCTTGATGATATAGATCAAGTGCCTGAATCAGAGTTGCAAGAATATTTTGATAATATGTATATGGAATATGCAGAAGAAAGTGGCACTCAGGTTCCTGTTGAGGTTGAATCTTTTTCTGGCGTTGATTCTATTGAGTATGCCAGTTCTGCTTCGGAAGCAGAGTTTCAAAATGAGATAAATGAACTTGATCTTTATCTTGATGGCTTAAATAATAGAATAAGTGAAGAAGCTTATAATGCCCAAACTCCTGCGCTATACGATCAAATTACAGAGCAGGAGATTTTTGATGGGCCTATTCCTATTCTCGATCACACGCAGAGTATAGGGCAAAGCTTACTTACTGACTGGCATACAAAGTTTGCTCCTATTGAGGCGGCTGTAAAACTAGCAGAAAATCGCAAAGGCCCATTACCTAAAGGGCAAAACCCAACATTATTGATTAGTACTTTTGGGGGAATAGCAGGAAAGCTACAGGCGTTTCTCGAACATAGCACTTATACCATGACTATTAATGGGGAAATAGTTAAAACTGGAGTGGGGTATAAGCCTATACTGGATGGTTTTGATTCACTCATTTTAAGTACGGAGCCAAACAAAAAACAAAGAAAAGCAGATTTAGAAAAGTATTTAATTTCTAGGCGAATAACTCAAGACCTTCAAAACTTTACCATTCCATCTACAGGGGAAGAGATAGTTGGGCCTGTTACAGAAAGGCGGATAAGTGCAGAGCAAGCTTTGCAGGCAGAGCTAGATATGGCCGCGCTAAGGATAAAGTATGGAGACTCTATTCAGTATTTTGATAATACTGCTGAAGCTTTATATGCGTTTCAAAAGCGTGTACTACATTTGCTTGTAGATTCTGGCAATATGTCTAAAGAAAAGTTTGACAAGATAATGAATGACAACCCAAATTACGTTCCATTCCATCGCGTAATGGTGAGTCAGTTGTTTGAGGGAGCAGGATTAACGCAAGCCCAGATAACAGAAGCTTTAAGCGTGCTTACTGAAACAGAAATAGAAGAGATTTCAGAGTCCAAGATTATTGGTCAAGAACAATATGACAAAATAGTTGCTTCAAATCTTAACATAGCTGACGCAATAAAGCCTATATCTGGCTCTACAGGACTTTCAGGCAAGCCGTCTGGTCTATTCACTGGCGCTAAGTCGCAATGGCTTACGCAACGATTTAAAGGGTCTGAGCGCGCTGTTAAAGGCCCCTTATACTCTATTATTAAATCTACTATGGCTGTATTAGATGTTGCCGCAAGGAACACCATAGCAAGAAGTATAGGCGATTTGCATAGTTATATGCCCGAGTATATACAAAAAGTTAATCCTGCTCCTTTGTATGATAGTAAAGACAGGGTAGTTAAAGACGCTGACGGCAACACTGTGATGAATCCAATTCCTCCTATTGGGGCAATGGAAGTCTATAAAGATGGGAAGAAGCAATACTATAAGGTTTCTAAGCCTATTTTAGATGCGTTGACTGGAATGACAACAGAGCAACTTAATTTTGTTAATAGATTTTTGATAGAAGCTGTAACACTTCCTATAACTACTTACAGGGTAGGAGCGACAATATCTCCTGAGTTTATTGCATCTATTGTCTGGAGAGATCAGTTTGCCGCGCCACTACTAAGTGGAACTTCTGCAAACCCTATTGATATGGTTAGAGGTATAACCGCAATTATGGGTAAAACTGATTTATATTACGAATGGCTAGCAACTGGCGGTTCAATGGCAGGGTACATGGACGTATCCGATACTGGAATGATAGATGCGTACAAAGATTTAATGAATGATGAGGGTTATTTGCTTAAGCTTGCTAAGTCAGGTGGGTTTAAGCCGTTAAAGGATTTGTTAAAAGTAACAGACCAATCAGTCAGAATAGGCATTTATCTAGCAAGCAAACGGCAAGGTTTATCAAATATTGAGAGTGCAGTAAAGGGTCGAGAAGGAACAGTTGATTTTAACAAGTCAGGAGTTTTGGGCAAGAAAGTAAACAAATGGAATCCGTTTTTTAATGTTGGAATTCAATCTGTTATTAAGCTAGCTACTGCCGCTAAAGAAAACCCAAAGGCTTTTTCTCTTCTAGCTCTTAGCACTATTACATTACCAAGTTTATTGCTTGCAGGATATTATTTATTTGATGCTCCCGATGATGAGCGAGAGGAATGGTTAAATATTCCCCAATGGATTAAAGACGGTCACTGGGTATGGAAGTCTGATGGTGAGTGGCATCAACAGAAAAAACCTTACGCTCCCGGATATATTTTTGGAAGTATTCCTGAAAAGTTTTTAACTTGGACTTATGAAGGAGATAAACCAGAGGGCAAAGCATTTTATGAAGAGCACGTAAAAGGATTCATCGCGGCTACTCTTCCGTTTAGTAATGCTGGGTCTATCCTTCCTCCGCCAGTTAGGTCTGCCTTAGAGTGGAATTCAAATTATAGCTTCTTTAAAGATAGGGCTGAATATCCTGATTGGATGGATAACCTAGAGCCAGAGTTAAGATCGGGATCGTACACCACGGATACTGCTAAGTTATTAGGTGAGCAGTTTAATGTGTCTCCCGCAAAAGTCGATGCCCTCTTGAAAAACACATTTGCTACTGGGGCAAAATACATGACCAATGCGGGTGATAGAATCATTCGCGAAATGGCTGAATATAAAAACCAACCATTACCAGAAAAACCAGATTCTGCTAAGAACGAACTATTTTGGGGAGCTTTTGTTGTCAACAGCCCTAGAAGCCTTCAGTCTATTACAGGAAGTAATTTATACAAAATTGCTGATGATGTTAAAATGAAAGAAAGTTCTGTTGCTCGATTTAGCGAAGAAAAGGCGGAGGCTTATAAGGAAAAGCATGAGTTTGTATTTGATCAAGCCCGAATGATTAAGCGAGCATTAAAGAAAGTCACAGCTATTAACAAGCAAGTTAAAGAAATAAGAGCAGATGAAGGCTACACAGGCAAAGAAAAAGAAAAAATAATAATTGAGTATGACATTGAAAGATATGATATTGCTAAAGAAGCCGTGGGAGAATATGTTGACGGCTTAAAATCTATGGCAAAAGAATAGCGGTATAAGTTTAACGCGGAAAATAGTATAATTGGCACAATAAAATGAGGCAAGATAATGACCGTATCGGCATTAACCACAAGAAATGACATAACGGCTACGTCAGGACAGGACACTTTTACCTATACTTTCATGGTATTAGCTACTACTGACATGACTGTTTACCAGAATGGGGCTTTACTGGCCTCTGGTTACACTGTAAACGGTGTTGGCTCTACAACTGGTGGAACAGTAGTCCTAGACACTGGAGCCTTAACAGGACAGATTGTGAGCCTTGTGTTGGCTATGCCTTTAGATCGCACTACTGACTATCAAAACAGTGGTGACTTCCTTGCCTCAGATGTTAACGCAGACTTTGACAAAATCTATGTTGGTGCTATCCAGAATGAGAATTGGATTGATCGCGGTCTAAGATTACAAGAAGTAGAGCCACCTACTGCTGGCGTAGACATGACTATCCCTTTAAAAGCCGATAGGTTAGGTAAGGTCTTAGCATTTGATTCTACTACTGGTGGGCCTATAGCTAGTTCTCTGGCTCAACAGTATGATTCTACCTCTTGGAATGTTTACGACTTTACAGGGGATGGATCGACTACAGCATTTACTTTAGGGTCTGATCCAAGTTCTGAAAACAATACTCAGATTTATATTGATGGTGTCTATCAACAAAAAGATGGATACAGTCTAGTAGGAACAGTATTAACTTTTTCTGTTGCACCCCTTAACCTAAGCACTATTGAAGTTATGGTTACGACAGCTATGGCAGTTGGAGCTACTAGCGCTGATCTAGTGTCTTATACCCCTGCAACAGGAAGTGTAACCACTGTTCAAGATGCCCTTGTTCCGTCACAAGGAAGCATGAGAATTGACTTTGGCGAAAACGGAACTTTTACTTACTCAAGCGATCCTGTCGTCAATGTAAATAGAAACGTCGATGATACTGGCTACGCAGGAAACGGCCATTGCTTTAGTGATTCCTCTACAATCACAAGAGACGGCGGCATAAGTTACGCTTCTTATGATGCTAGAATTAATATAAGCGGTACTGAAAATTACGGTCACTTTGCTCCTTTTCAAAATGGCATAGTCCATAACACATCAGGAACTACTAGCATTCTTTACGGCTATGTCGATGTGCCTTCCGTCACTAATGGAACCGTAGGAACTAGATATGGCATTAAAATTAATGATGTCGCAACTTCTGGGTCTGGAACTGTAAGCAACAACTATGCTATTTGGATTGATCAACAGACGGCAAGTACCGCGAACAAGTGGGGTATTGTGCAGAAAGGCACAAGCAAAAACGTATTTGAAGGTCAGGTATATTTTCAAAGTTTAATTAACTTAAATGACACTGTTGTTGATGATAGTGCTACAGCAGGAACACGGATCGGAGTAGGAACAGGCTCTGCTAGTGATCTATCTATAATGAAAGCAGATTACTCTGCTTATGTAATGACCGTACCAACAGGAACGAATCAGGCTAAGTTCTGGGGGGGCGTAACTTCAGCAGGACTAGCAGACGGTAGCGTTTACACATTAACGTCTGACCAAACTCTTTACGGAACTGGAGCATTAGGACACATAGCCTTTAAAAATGGTAATGGTATTGTAGGTCAAATACAGACAAGCGGCTCTGCTACTTCTTATTTAACCTCTTCTGATTATCGTTTAAAAACTGACATACAGCCGATGGAAAATGCCATTGATAGGCTGAACGCTTTAGAGCCTGTCAATTTTGAATGGATAGAATCAGGTGAGAGAGTTGATGGCTTTATCGCGCACGATGCAAAAGTTGTAGTACCTGATGCCGTAAGCGGTGAAAAAGACGCTATGCGGACTGAGATTGTTAAAGATGAAGATGACTTGCCCACAGGCGAAGTTCTTACAGTTCCTGCGTATCAAGGCATTGACCAATCAAAGCTAGTTCCTTTATTAACAAAAGCATTACAAGAAGCTATTTTAAAAATTGACGCATTAGAAGCAAGGGTGTCTGCGCTAGAAGCAGTTTAACAAATAATTTAACGAGGTAATTATGTACAATCCATTTAAAGGAAAAAGAGGCCATCTTAACGGTAGCGTAGTTGATATGTTACCCGTTACACCTAGTGACAGTGTTGACTTATCGCAAGTTGCTATTGGTCTATACATTACAGTCGCAGGAAACGTAACATTCCATAACGTAGACGGCACATCTAGGACTATCACTGTTCCTGATAACTTCTATCTAATATGTTCTGTTAGCCGTGTACTTGCTACTGGTACTACATCTACTGGCATACATGCGATGTTTGCATGATTAGCGCAAACGTTAGCGTATTCTCCATAGGCAAGGCTGTTGGTCGTGGTGGTGGTGCATCGGCAATCCCGATTTCCTATGGCGTACTTGCTGGTGGTGGTGGCGGTGGATTTGGCTATGGTGGGGGCGGTGGAGCAGGAGGAATGTTAATCGCTTCAAGTGAAATAGAAGTTGGCACTGCTTATCAAGTGACTGTAGGCGCTGGTGGCGGTGGTGCTAATAACGCGCAAAATGGCGTTAACGGAAGCAATACAGTATTCAGCTCTTTTTCTACTGCTATTGGTGGCGGAGGCGGTGGTTATTATGCAGGGTCAGGAAGTTTAGGAGGCTCCGGTGGCGGTGGCGGTGGAAACGCTGACTACACTCACGTGGGAGGAGCAGGAACTTCTGGGCAAGGTAATGCAGGAAGTTACGGCATGGGATCGTCACAAGGGTACAGTGGTGGCGGTGGCGGAGGCAAAGGTAGCGCTGGCCAAGTTCCTTCGGGTGGCGGTGGCACTGGCGGTACAGGTAGTAACTTTAGCGCATTTGGAACTAGCACAGCTGTAGCTGGTGGTGGTGGTGGTGGGTCATACAATGGCACGTACGGCACTGGTACTGATGGGGGTGGAAGAGGTGGCTCTAGAGCGCAAATCATTAATGCAAATAATGGTACTAATTATAGCGGTGGTGGAGGCGGTGGAGGCGGCTGGTCGGGGACAGGGGCTTCTCAAAATGGTGGTAATGGAGGCTCAGGCATTATTTACTTATCCTACCCTGATTCTGTAACAGCATCATTTTCTGGTGGTGTTACTGTTAATACATATGCTATGTCAGGAAACACTGTTGCTAGAATAATAGCGGCTGGCCCATCTGACACAGTAACCTTTGGATAATCACTATGGCACATTACGCAGTATTAGATAACAACATAGTCACTCAGGTGTTTGTCGGTAAAGACGAAGGTGATATTAACTGGGAAGAGTATTACGGAGCTACACGCACTAGTTACAATACCTTTGGTGGTGTTCACTCTGAAGATGGTACTCCCTTTAGAAAAAACTATGCAGGGATTGGCTACACTTACGACGAGGAGCGTGATGCTTTCATTCCTCCACAGCCTTACGCTAGTTGGACACTGAACGAAGATACTTGTTTATGGGACTCACCTGTACCTTATCCTAGTGAGGGTGAACATGAGTGGGATGAAACTAACGGAGAGTGGGTAGAATTATGAACAACTTAAAACAATTTTGGAAAAGCAGATCAAACCGATGGCAAGTATTTGGCATAACCTTAGCGGCTTTACAGGTCTATGTGTTTCAGCTTAACCTGTCTGCTGAGGCTATCATGTTAGCTAGTATACTATTTGGTATGGGTGGAATCTTTTTCCGCTACCAGACAACACAATCTATGGCCGATAAATAAATTTTAGATTCTAGGAATTAACATGGCAACGGTCAAAGAAGCATTACTCAAGCTTGAAGCGCACGAAAGGGAGTGTACTGTTCGTATGGAATCTATCGACGACAAGTTTAAGAATATAGAGAAGCGCCTTGATGAAGGGTCTGCTCGTTTTAGAAAATCAGAGATGATGCTATGGGGAATCTATCCCCTGATCATTGGTTTGTTTCTTTTAGAGCGAGGAATGCTTTGAGTATTGTTGCTTCTTTGATCGCACCTATCACTGGTCTACTAGACAAATGGATACCCGATGCCGACACAAAGCAGGAGATTGCATTTGAACTTGCAACGATGTCAGAACGCCACGCGCAGGAACTCGCAGTCGCTCAGATTAAACTCAACACCGAAGAAGCAAAAGGAAACTGGTTTCAAAGTTCATGGCGACCAGCTACAGGATGGGTCTGTGTGCTTGGATTCTCAGTCAACTTCTTAATCTCTCCACTAGCCGCAGGGTTTGGTGTGGTTATTCCTCAAGCAGATACCTCTGTAATGATGCCTGTTCTTATGGGACTCTTAGGACTGGGTGGTCTCAGGTCATACGAGAAAAGCAAGGGCATACAAGGCCAGTGAGATACTTCAAACTATCAGACTTTGATTGCCAAGAGACTGGCGAGAATGAGATGAATAAGGATTTCTTGATAAAACTTGATGACCTACGCCATGAGTGTGGGTTTCCTTTTATCGTTACCTCTGGATACAGATCACCTACTCACAGTATTGAAGCTAAGAAGGTTAAAGCAGGAACTCATGCTCAAGGTATAGCCTCAGACATTCGCATTCATAATGGCGCTGAAGGCTTTGTAATCGTTTCTAAAGCTATTAAGATGGGATTCAAGGGCATAGGTGTAGCTAAGACGTTTATCCATCTAGACGTCCGTAAGACAATGCCTGTTATCTGGAGTTATTAAAAAGCCCCCGAAGGGGCAAAACAACAGAGGTATAAAAAGGAATAATGTTTAAAGCTTTTATATGAAAACCTGAGCGGTCATCACAAGTCTATTATACATCAAAGAACGGATGAATCAACTTTAATTCTTCTTCAGTAGGTGGCTCTAGCCAAATCTCTCCTTCATTCTCTACTTCCATCCAGATCAAATCTATCTCTTCTCTGGCATAAGCAGGCAATGCAAAGCCGTAGATCACCGCTTCAACAATACAATCTAGTCTTTCAGCAACGTCAGTCATTCCATATTGCTTTGCCCTGACTCTTAACTCTTCTAAATATCCAGTCATAATAGTCACCTATTAATGGTTAACATCCAATTTATCTGCCAGTTTATCTAACAGATTTCTTGCCATTTGTGAATGACCAGCAAGAGAAGCACCCATTGCCTCAAAAAAAGCCACCCCATATTTAGACGCAAGATCGCCATGCCCTGTAGTGTTTAGTCTTACTATCCCTGCGTAAACTGCTCCTGCATAATTTGTGTATTGTTCTTTATTCATTGTAGTCTCTCCTCATGGTATTTAATTAAATCATTGAATTCTTTTAACATTTCTCTGTAGTCAGCAGTGTATAGCTTTTTCATGTTTCGTTTGTCTTTATGCATCTGCCTAACAAAGTCTTCACCATACATATCTATCATCCACAACGTGTACTGTCCTTCTGCACTACCCTTTGACATTCCAAAAGCATTGCATCCTTTACACTGGGGGTGGACATTCTCAATCTCAAGCGCCCAATACGATGAACTACCTTTAGCTATGTAGTGACCACCATCACAACTTTTCCAATGCATTCTTTTATCACAAGAAACACACTGAACCATCCCATATTCGTCTGCCGCAGATATTCTTGACAGTTTTTGTATTGCTTTCAAACATTTAGAACGTAGTGTTGAGGCCATAAATTCACTCTATTTTACCATACCCTGTAGGGTAGCTCATATTTTACGCTAACCGCGCTGAAATGTACCTTAAAACGCCTTTAAAGGGGCTTCTAGGTATGCTAATGGGGGTACTTACCGCTTTCTATTTTTCTTTCTCTCTTCATATTCTTTTTGTTCATCTCTTATTAGCAACCACCAACCATATATGAAAACGCCTATTCCCACAAAGAATGCTATTTTGATAATCAATTCCACAATGTTCTCCTTTAGCTAACTTGTTTACGTTTGAGTTTACTGTAATCACTATCCATTGGGACGGTTAACATTACACCGCCTTTAGTGGCAAGGTCATACACCTGATCTAAAAAGAAACACCACTCACCAGCCGATAGTTTAGTCGTGCTTTTGACTTGTCCTGCAACGGTAGTGGTTTTTAAAGTATAGTCTTGAGTGCCTAGAAACTTATGCTTCATTAGCATTTTGATAGTAGCTTCATCTTTTGCAGATGGTTTGGGTGTTACCCATTTCTCAGCTATCTTTCTACACCACATATGGAACAGTTTACTCTGTGAAGTAGAAGTGGCAGGGACGTACGCTTCTAAGCGAACAACGCATGGAATAGTGTAGTCCCAGTTCTCTAGCCTCTTAATCATATACTGCATACGCTTTTCAATATCATCTTTTGATTGAATTTTAACGTGATCGCCTTGAGTAATCATACTAATTTCCTCTTTAACCAACGGCCAGAAAAGGTAGCAGACGATGCTGTACTGTCGCGGTGACTTTCTCCCCTAATTCTAACGTCATGGGGTGTACACTGGGGTCTCCCATCTAGGCGTTTAGTCATAGCATTAGAGCCTAGCCCACACACTGCACCTAGTTGTTTAAACGTGTAGCTTTTACCTGAACTTAATTTATCGTGTTCGCCTGCAAACATAATTAACTTGGGTGCTTTTGGGCTAAGAAAAAGAGCATCTCTCGCTATTGTATGCCCTTTTAGTCTGTCGCATATGAAAGGAAACGATACATTAAATGCTTTTGCTAATTCTTGTCGTGAGTATTTCTCACCTGAAACAAGTCCAGCCATATCACCCTTATAGGTAAAGAACAGTGTTCTCTTGTCTACCATTTTGTCTATTCTTTCTTGAGTCATTTCTATTTCGTACATCTGTTGCTCCTTATTCTGCCCAACTTCTGTTGGTTAGTTGCTCGTGTAGTGATTGACCTCTAATTGAGTCGCTTTGAACTTTCTTTTTCTCATGTTGTTTAGCTTTGTTACTGGCTTTCCATGTTCCTACTGCTGATGTCCACTTCTTCATCTTGTTCTTACCAACCATCCAACCCTTAGAATCGTAAAAGTTCCAAAACCCTAGCGGATCAATCCCTGCATTCGTTCTGTTACAGTAATCAATGACTTCTTCTATTGTTGGTGGAACAAACTGAACTCTTTTCTTAGATAACACTGGGGAACTTGTTTCCCCTATATTAGATGTAATATTAATTGTAGTATTAGATGTATTATTATCTTTAAACTTTTCTTTAATAGGGTCTTTAACTTTTCTTGGGGAGGGTATTAAAGATTTCTTTGTGAGGGTACCCAAGTTTTCTTTAAGGGGGGTAGCTAGTCTTATATACCTATTAGATATCTGTTTAGTCCCCTCTTTGTACTGCATTTGCACCTCAATGTAGCCGCAATCCCTCAAGTTACCTACCCATTTGCTCACTGATACCTTACTGACGGAGTATAAATCTGCAAAATACTCATTCATTGCCCAACAAAACCCCTTTTCATTGCATAAGGCAGTGATCTCACCATACAAAAGTTTGGCATTAGGTGTTAAGCGTACGTCATAACGTACATCTGCAGGAATAATTGCGTAGTATCCCTTGTTCATAAGCTATCTTCTATGCAAGTTTCATTTAGTATTCTTTGCTTGTCCTCTCTAGCCAAAAAGCTAGCCCTGTTAAACTGATCTTCAGTGCATTCTTGACGGAGGCGGTCTATCAGCAATAAATGCAATGAAACACGCTTATTAATTTTCTGACCCAATTTTTCTAGCTGAAGTGTGCAGTGCTTTCTATGGCGAATCGTAACTCCTCGCTTAGTTGGGCATTCTTCTTTATCTAATACACGATTGTATGCTTTAAGTTTGTCTTTAAAAAATTCACGCTTTTCTAGCCAACTAAAAAGAAGCTCCTTTTCTACCATACTTGGAGTTTTTAAGTCAGCAAATCCGCGAGATAAGTTATGTTTTTTATCAATTAAAACTGCATTAGGCGCACTCATTACTCACCAGCCGCGATAAATTCGCTAACCTTAACATCGCAAGCACCAGCCAGCTTAGTTAGTGTCTTCATATTAGGTGATCGGTGATTGTTTCTAATTAAACTTAGAGTGGCAATGTCCAACCCTGCCTTAACTGCAAGCTGACTTTGATTTAAACGTAGGTCGTACATAAAATGGTCGATTGATTGGTTTATATCCATGATGATTTCCTTGTTGTGAGCGTGAACTGTAAATTAATTTTAATTATTAGTCAACAGTGTTTGACATTTAATTAACCATAGTCCAGAATAGATTCACAAAACAACAAAAGAGGAAAGGTTATGTACTACAGAGATGAGGATAAAAACCGTACTGGAGACTTGGATTATTTTGCTGGTTTCTTGAATAAGCTTACGCACCAAGACGCTGATGATCTAGAGTTTTATGAAAAGCCACCTGTCTTATCACCGCGAATATTCACAATGGAAGATAAGATGGCTTATGATGAAAAAGAACGTCAGATTCAGATTATTCTGGACGGATGGCAGAAAAGGTGGGGTAAGCAATGAATACTCCAAGTGATATTGAGTTTTTAAATGATCTTGATCGCGGTAACTATGACTGTCAGCATGGCAATCAGGCGAGAGAAGATGAATCGGATGCTTATTACATAGCCTATGGCGCAAGATATGTAATGGAGCAAAACAAATCAAAAGAGGAGTTCTATCTGTGAAAGGCTTATATTTAGTTAGGTTATTGGACAATGAAGGCGACGATCAGTATCTTTGTATGGTTTATGCGGAATCTTTTGAAGACTTTTATTGGCAAGTTGACGAGCAGGGATTTGATCCATATAACATTCAGATTAAGAAAGTAAAGATGGGTGCAGTTACTTTAAAATATGAAGATGTTTGTATTCGAGTTTTAAATACTGGTATTCCTAAGGTTGACCGATTAAGGCAGGTCAATAATGGCGATAATTATGATTACAAAGAGTTTAAATTTCAATATGATGGATTGTCAGAGAGCTTAATTAGTGAAATAGAAAACCCAAAAGAGTGGAAGAGCATGAAACAAAATGATATTAAAAATAAAACACTGGAGAACGAACAATGAGTAATACTTGGAAAACACTATCAGCAATAGACGTATCAAAAAATATTGAGAAGAAAGGCAACTTATCCTATCTATCATGGGCTTGGGCATGGTCTACTTTGATGGAGCATTACCCAGAATCTAGCTACACCTACTGTCCACCCTCTTTCTTAGAGAATGGTACTTGCGAGGTGAATGTTTCCGTAACTGTGGAAGAGAAAACCCACTCTATGTGGCTACCAGTCATGGATAATAGAAACAAATCTGTTGCTAACCCTAGTTCAAGAGACATTTCAGACGCTAGAATGCGCTGTTTAGTGAAAGCTATCGCCATGCATGGGTTAGGTGCTTACATCTACGCAGGGGAAGACTTACCTCAAGCCGCACAAAATGCTGTATTGTCTGATGAACAGGCGACAGAGATTAAGGGCTTGCTTCAAGAGTACAAAGTGGACGTTAAAGAGTTCCTGAAATACTTTAAAGCTGATTCAGTCGATGAAATGTTAGCCTCTCACTTTTCTAGGGCGGTCAATGCATTGAAGGCAAAGGCTCAAAAGTGATTATCTTAGACCATGAGCAGGGGAGTGACGAGTGGTTTGCCAGTAGGTTAGGCAGACCCAGTGCTTCCATGTTTAATAAGCTGATTACCTCTGCAGGAAAGCCCAGTGCTTCCGCTGATGCTTATATCAATGAGTTGATAGCTGAAAGATTAAATGGCATTAGGGTTCCTGTATACGTTAATGAGCATATGGCTCGCGGTAGTTTTTTAGAGCCTGAAGCGCGTGAATATTATTCATTCATAACTGAGCAGAAAGTCACAGAATATGGGTTTATACTGGACGATTCTGAAGAGTTTGGATGCTCACCTGATGGTCTAGTGGACAAAAATGGCGGATTAGAGATAAAATGTCCAGCTGATTCAACCATAATAGGCTATCACCGAAACAATAAATCTTTTATCACCAAGTACAAGCAACAAATCATGGGCTGTATGATGATAACTGGTGCTGAGTGGTGGGATTTAATGGCGTACTCTGACAAAAAACCCCATCATCTGATTATCAGGGTGGAGCGAGATGAAGAGTATATTGAAAAACTGGCGGCTGAGATAGATAAAGCTGTTAAAATTATAGTAGATGAAACGGAGAAGTTAGCATGAGTATAAGCATCACTGGTAAACTAAATAAAGCGGCAAATCAATTTCAAGCAGGGGATGGTAAGGGTTTTGGTATTAGATTAGGTGTGAGGTTCTATAATCGAGAGACTAAAGAGCAAGAATACACCAATTATGAGGCTGTTATCTTTGCTAGAGAGGGAGCGCAGGCTGATTTCTATACGTCTGCTCTAGTGGAGGGGTCAATAGTTGAAGTGAGCGGCTCAGGATGTCAGATTAAGACGTTTGATGGCAGTAATGGCGCAGTAAATACTATCTCTATCCTTGATTCTAAACTTGGTTTCGTGTTCAGCGGTGCGGATAAGCAAGCAAGCACTCCACAAGCCACACAAGCAGTCATTACAGAAGACATACCGTTTTGAGCAAGGACATACAGATAGGCGGTAGCCACTACAAAGACCTTGAGATTCAGCCCATAGACTACATCTTGGGCAACTCACTTGGCTATGCTGAGGGAAATGTGGTTAAATATGTCAGCCGATGGCGTGATAAGGGTGGTATTGAGGACTTATGCAAGGCAAAACAGTACATTGATTTCTTGATAGCGCATGAAGTGAAAGAATAACATTTTGGTATGTCGCTTATCGGTACAAGTCATTTTTAATAACCAAGAAAGGTAGGTATAATGCGGCTTCACGAACATACTGAGGTTAACATGATACTATACGCCATATTGGTTATGGTGGTCGGATTGACGGCTATTGCTAAAGATGACTTATCAAACTAACAACGTCCTTCGGGGCGTTTTTTTGTGAGGTTCTATGAAGCATTTAATTATTCCCGATACTCAAGTTAAACCCAACACACCGATTGATCATTTGAATTGGGCAGGGCAGTATGCAGTTAAGATGCGGCCAGATGTTATTGTTCATATTGGTGACCACTGGGATATGCCAAGTTTAAATTCTTATTCTGGTACAGGTACAAAAAGTTTTGAGGGCAATAGGTATATAAAAGATATCGAGGCAGGTATTTTGGGAATGAAAGAATTCCTTGCACCTATCAGAGAAGAACAAGCTAGGCTCCGCAAGAATAAAGAAAAGCAATGGAAACCAAGATTAGTGTTTACTCTAGGCAATCACGAAAACAGAATCACGCGAGCGATTGAAAATGACCCTAAACTAGATGGCTTGATAGGCTTTAAAGACTTTAAGCTGGAAGAAATGGGATGGGAAGTTATTCCGTTCTTGCAACCTATTAAGATTAATGGCGTGATGATGGCCCACTACTTTACGAGCGGAGTGATGGGGAGGCCTGTTAGTAGTGCAAGGGCATTAGTAAATAAGCAACTTCAAAGCTGTGTGATGGGTCACGTTCAAGATAGAGAGATTCATTTCGCGAAAAGGGCTGATGGTACTAGGGTTACAGGATTATTTGCAGGGATATTCTATCAACATGATGAAGATTACCTTACTCCCCAGACTAATTTATCATGGCGTGGTGTATGGGTATTGAACGAGGTAGAAGATGGTGCGTTTGATGAAATGCCAGTGTCGATCAATTACCTACGGAACAAATACGCAAAAACCCCCGATTAAGGGGGCTAATGGCAGGGTTAGATGTCGTAGTTATATTCTTCTGGTACTTTCTCAGGTGGAACCCACCGAATAGCTATTTCTGCTCTTTTGCTACGAGCACTTTTTTCTCTTTTTTTCCTCGCGCGTAATTCTGGACTTAATTTGTAATGGATGACCTTAGCCCCTTTGCACTTTTGACAAATTTCTGCCTCGCGCTTCATGGTCTTATAGCATAGCCCTGTTATCGTCCCTTCACCAAGACACTTCGGGCATGTTTCTGTGTACATCATAGACTCCATTTTGCTATTGAGACTTTATCACCATAGCGATTTAGAACTGTAGTCCTAACCGTTTTGATGTCGTGGCCGTCCTGTTTAAGCTCACAGATTCTGGCAGGGCATTCTAGTATGCCAAGCATCTTCCAAGAGTTGAGACGCGTTAAGGTGCGCCCCTCCTTTAAGTATTCAAGTACTCTCTGTTTCTGGTTCATGCTGTCACCTTTTAAAGTTGTAGGATACCGCGACAAACTCCAATAAATACAACTATTAGAGCAATCGCGAATGGGGTTAGTATTGCAAAGCCTATTAGGGCAATGTGTTTGTCTTTCATGCTGTCACCTCATTATTTTCAATTCTGTTTATAAATTGTTGCGCATCATTTTCAGTTTTAAAATAAGGGCTTTTAAAATCGTCATTATCAATATAAAAACTATTCTTTATTGGCTCGTACAAATGACAGATAGACCGAGAACCATCAACATAAAACAATGTAATTCCTGCTGTAGGTAAAGAATAAGACTTTTTGTATTCAAAACTTTTAATATTCATACTGTCACCTCGATAAGTTTAAGAGTTAATTTGTTGTAATGCGTCCCTGCGGTAACTATGACTTGTTTATTCTCATAGTTGGTAATGCCGTACCCATGCATGGAATCAACTCCAGTTGTTACCCTGTAGCCGTCAACCATAAAAGAATAGCGCGGATTTCCAACGTAACTGCTAGGCAATCGCTTAATGTCAGATACTACCCCAGTGTGTCTTGTTATATTTTTCATAATAAACCCCCTAAGTTTTCGTTAATCATATATAAAACGGTAAAGCCAACCCATGCAATAATGGCAATACAAAGCCAGTCGGCCTTTGATACCTTAGAATTATGTTTCTGTTGCGCCAGGTAACGAGCGGCAGATGCCTCAGCCTTGCGGTTAAGATAATGCTCTCTTAAATTACTCATATTATATTCCTCTGTTAATGGGTCTTACGACGCCCTAAGGCGTTTCATCTACTCCCCAGTAGAATCATCAGGTAAGTTATGCAACCTCTCGCATTTTGATAATAAAGCTATACATCGTTAATTTAATATCAAACCTATCATGCAATTCAATCACAATATCATCATAACGCTCTTTTAAAGTGGTGCGAGTTGTGAGGCTTTCATCTTTCTCCTTACTGCTCATATCTTTAAAACCTTCAGCCAATCTACTGGCGTCCGATCGTTTCATGTTAATGACTTCGATCTCATTAATTAACATGGCTAAGTCTTGATTTGATTTACTCATGGTTATCTCTCTCTGTAGTTAAGTTTAATAAAAAGGGAATCACTTCATCTTTATGTACAGTGTGATATTCATCTAGGGTTCGGCTAGTCACAAACCATGTACACATCTTGGAAGTATTGGGAACGGTAACGCGCCAAGCGCCCTCGCTCTTGTAGATCACTACTTGATTCTTAGCTCTACTCATTTTGATACTCTCTCTGTAGTTGGTTTAATAAAGCCACCTCGAAAAGTGACTTGATAAAGCTACTAGGCGAAATAGTCATTATTAAGGTTAAGCGCCATTGATCCATTTGAATGCGGCATAGCAGTCATTACTTGCGTACCATCATCATCAACGGCTTTCCACCACCCATCGTTATTGGTCACTGTAAACCCACCGTCCTTCAACTGCTTAATGATCGGCTTCAGGTCTTTCTTGCTCATAAACCTGACCATTACAATGCACCCAGCTGGCAACCGTAGCCGTAATGAGCCTTGTATTGCTTATCGATGTTAACTTGCTCACGCTTGGGTAACTGATCCCAAATGGCGTAGCACTTATCAATGAGCCTGTTAGTTGCGTACTCTTTCTTGGTCTCTGCTTTATACAGTTTGTCTTCATCTTCAATAAGATCAATGGCCGCAGTCATGGCATCTTCAGTCTCGACCAATTTACGATCAGCCGCAAGGTAACGCTTCACAAGGGAAGTATAAGATGAATTAATAGAAGTAATGAACATGTATGTACCTATATATAAATGAATGTCTGGTTACAATACTCACTACTTTAACAACTGTCAACAATGTTATTAATCTTTTTGTAACCTATAAGAGGGGAGAGAACAAAGGAATACTCATTTAAAAGAAACAATAGAGGGATTAAATGCTATAATTGGTCAAATAATGATCAATGTGGTCAGAAAATGATCAATCAAATCAACACTTAAACAATTAAAAACAGACAAAGGCGCACAATATGGCACGTCCCAAGGGAGCATTAGGCAAGAATAAGACGTTTTTACTCAATAGACTGCAGGCAATGTACGGTAAATCATTCGATCCTGTAATGAAGATGGCAGAACAAGCTGTAACACTGGATCAGTTAGCACTGGAAGACCCAAGCGTCACCAACCAGAAAGAATCTATCCACGCATGGGGGAAGATAGCAGAGTTCGTTACGCCTAAGCTAAAGGCTACAGAGATCAGCACAGGTGACGGAGGACTGACAGTCAGCATACAGCGCAAGAAGTACGACGGCTCAGCCAATGAACCCGAAGAAGTTTAGAAGTCTAGACGGCTAAAGGTACCCCCCCCCTCCGAAGGCGAGTGATGTGTATGTATATATGTCCCCCACGAAAAAAAATTGAATCATGTCTATAATAAAGTTCCCTGACCGAGAAGACATACTCAAAGAGGCCATAGAAGCTTCTGTAAGCCGTTCTAAGGACTTTATTTTAATTTCGATAGGGGATGTAGGGGTTGAGGTAGGAAGTACGCTTACAAGTGAAAGAGAGTTGTTTTACTTAGAATTAGCGAAAACTCTTGTAATCAAAGATTGGTTGGGGGATGATTAGGAAATGATTAGTTTAAACACAGATGAGATAGTAAGCGATACAGACTACGAGTTAATTGAAGCGTTTTGTTTAGCGTTGATTGATAAAGATTCTTATTCGATGAACGAAGTTTTATATTTGTTAAACGAAAAGATGAATTTAGAATGTATTTGTTTGGAAGAGGATTGTGTTTGTGGGAGTTGGTAAGGGTTTGATTCATAAACTAGATAAGAAGACTCGTAATAGACATTTCCCTGAATCGAATGGTGGTAAGGGTAGTCATGCTAGAAAGTCTACAACGAATAGTCGAGAGTCCTTTAAGTCTAACTATGATGAGATTGATTGGTCATACACAGGCAAGAGTTATATAAAGTCTATTAATTAGGAAAAGTCATGCCATTATTAAATAAGCAATTAGAACCTTTTGACCCTGCAAAGCATAAGCCTCAAGATGTAGGTTTAGGTGGGCCATCTACTGAGTACATAAGCACTGTAGATTCACCAGAAGGTGGAGTTATGAATATTCCAACTATTTGGTGGGACGCTAAAGGAAAGCCTACTTTATTTGACCCTAAGAACAAAACCCAATTAAAAAAAGCCATTCAGCTTTCTATAGAATACGAAAAAGAAACAGGCAAACAGTTTCCGCGTTATGGTGCTGGGGCTTATCAAGAAGCTACAGATGCGGCTATACTGCGTTCAAATGCAGGTGGCGCTACTCAAGGGCCGTTAGCTAAAAAACCAGATAATTCCCTCCTACCATAATGCAGATAGAATATAACTTAATGGCTCAAGGCCAAGTTCTTCAAGACTTTAACGACTGTCGTGCTAGGAACTCTTTTATCATGGGGCCATTGGGTTCAGGTAAGACGGTTCAATGTATTCTAAAATTATTTGACCTGATGTGTGAGCAAGCCCCTGTTAAGGATAAGGATCATAAGAACTATGGTGTCCGACTCTCTCGTATTATCGCGGCTCGTAACACTTATTCTGAACTGTTCTCTACCACGATTAAGGATTGGCTTGAAATCCACGGAGAGTTAGGTGATTTTAAACAAGGTAACAAAGAGCCTCCTACCCACTTTATCCGCTTTAAACTAGAAGATGGCACCAGAGTTGAGTGTGACATTATCTTCATTGCCTTTGATCGCCCTGAACACGTTAAGAAAGCGCGAGGTATCCAGACTACATGGGTATGGTTAAACGAGACTAAGGAACACGCTAAGGCTGTTCTGGATATGCTTGATCTACGTCATGGAAGATACCCTTCAAACAAGGAAGGTGCGCGTCCTACACATCATGGCATCATAGGGGATAGTAACGCTCCTGATGAAGACCATTGGTATTTTAAATTAGCAGAGATAGAGCGTCCTGAAGACTGGGCTTTCTATCGGCAGGCTGGGGGTGTCCTCAAAGATGGTGAGAGTTGGATAGTCAATGAAAAAGCTGAGAACCTTGATAACCTTCCTGAAGGATATTATCGCAGGGGCTTACAGGGGAAAACCGATGATTGGATTAAGGTAAACCTTGCTAACGAATATGGCTTTGTGTCTAACGGTAAACCTGTCCACCCTATGTATACTGATTCAGTACACTGTCAACACTTGGAATTTAAGCCTGATAAAGATACTCCTATTGTTCTGGGCTTTGACTTTGGACGTACCCCTGCGTGTGCCTTCTTACAACGTACCTCGATTGGCCGTTGGGTATGTTTTGACGAGATCGTGTTAACAGACTCTGGTGCTGTGGACTTTGCGCCTACCCTGAAAAGATACATTGAACAGACCTACCCTAACCACAACTTTAAAGGCTGGGGTGATCCTTCTGGAAATAATAAGAACCAGTCTAATTCTGAAACTCCTTTTCAAATTATGAGAGCCGCTGGCATTCCTTGTAATCCTACAAACTCTAACGACCCTATGAAGCGTAGAGCCGCCCTAGAAGTCCCCATGAAAGAGATGTGCATGGATGGTAAGCCTAGATTCATTGTCCTGCCTAAAGCGTCTATGATCCGTAAGGGCTTGCAAGGTGGTTTCTGCTATCGTCGTGTCCAGACTTCTGGCGAAAGATACACTGATGAACCAGATAAGAACGAATATTCCCACCCAGTAGAAGCTCTTGAGTACGCTTTACAAGGTGAGGGCGAAGGTCGTTCCGCTTTAAGTCGTGCTGGTGGATTTTCTAAGACTCACACAGCGAAGATAAAAGTAAATGTCTTCTAGGGTATATGTTGTCTTTGAAGATGATGAAGATAGATGGTGGTCGTTTTTCTTAAAAAAGGAAGTTCGGCACTGTTATTTGATAAAACCAACAGGAAATGACTTCATTGTGTACGGAAAAAACTCAAAAGGCTTTGATTTGTTTACGGTTAAAGACGAAAAGAGTATAATCGAGGGCATATATACGATAAAAAGCTATATACCTAAACAATGTAAGCGTCCGTTATTTATGCTGAATACTTGTGTAGGACATACTAAGCAGATATTAGGAATCAATAATCCTTTTATTTTAACTCCATATCAATTATTAAAACATCTGAGGAAACAATAATGGGATTTCTAAAACGACCTAAAGCCCCTGAGCCAACAGCACAAGAACTAGCTGGCGTAGCGCGTCAGTCTCGTATGCTTGATGAAGAGACAGAAGAGATGGAAAAGAGATTAAAGGCGGCGGCTAGAGGAAAGCTAGGGTCTAAGTCATTGTTAGCTAAAGCTGGAGGTTCTAAATCTGGCTCTAGTTCAACAGGACGTAGTGGCGGTTATGGTGCTGGCGGTACTCGTGGTAATGCTGGAGTCAATTCATTTCTTAGTGGCTCTAGTGCTGGTGGTACTAATACTCGTCTTCAAACTGGCATGTTGGTTCGCGGAAGTAAAGCATGAAATTACCCAAAGAGTTAGGCTCGTTACAAGATTTAAAAACAAGAGAGCAGAAAGCATTTCAGAAGATGGCTTTATGGCACGATCTTCTTGATGATGCTTATGAATACTTCCTGCCTAACCGAAACCTGTTTGATGATTTCTCAACAGGCCAGAGAAAGATGGATAGGATATTTGACTCTACTGCTATTGAAGCTATCCAGCAGGGTGCAAGTAAGCTACAGGAAAACATTGCTCCTATCTGGGGAAGCTGGGCAACCTTTACTCCCTCTACCAGTGTCGTAAATTTGTTAAACTCTGGTGAGTATGATGTATCAGAAGAAGAGATTAGAGCTAACCTAGAACAACAAGCAGTGATTGTTTTTGATTACATTAACCGATCTAACTTTGGCACACAGTTCTTTGAACACGCACTAGACCTTTTGATTGGTACAGGCACATTAAGAATTGATGAAGACGAAAGCGATGATATGCCCATCATCTTTAATGCTATTCCGCAGAAAGGTATTGCCTTTGAAGAAGGGCCGCATGGCTCTATTGAGACTCATTGGCGTAGATTCACTGTTAAGGCGCGTAACTTAAAGCGTATGTGGAAAGGATTCAAAGCGTCTCATACAGTTAAGAACCTTATAGACAATCAGCCTGATGCTGACGTAGAGATTAGCGAGGGTGTTGTTTACATTCCTTCCTCTAGGACTTACTACGGTTGTGTATGGGTTACAGCAGAAGACAGAATTAGCTGGCAAGAAGACTTTGGTAAATCAAGTCCGTGGGTTACTGGTCGTTACTCTAAAGTAGCTGGAGAGATTCGTGGTCGTGGCCCTGCTATCCAAGCCCTTCCTGATGTCCGATCTCTCAACAAAGTAAAAGAGTTTGTCCTACAGAAAGCCGCTATTGACCTATCAGGTATGTACACTGCTACTGATGATGGTGTGACTAACCCCTACAATATTGTTATAAGTCCAGGAGTTGTTATTCCAGTAGGTTCTAATAACTCGTCTAACCCTTCTATTCAGCGGTTGGACACAGGTACTAACTTGCAACTAGCGCAATTTGAGATGAATGAGCTACAAAACTCTATCAAACGTGCTTTGTTTAATGATTTGCGTGATCCTACTGGCCCTGTTCGCTCTGCTACTGAGATTGCTATTGACTCAAGAGAACTAGCCAAGCGTATTGGTTCAGCCTTTGGAAGACTACAGACAGAAGTATTGGTTCCTATCCTGAAGCGTGTTGTTCACATCTTGACTCGTCGTGGACTACTTCAGCCTATCCAGCTAGATGGTCGCGATATTGAGATTAAATTCTTATCACCTTTGGCAAAAGCACAGGATGGTGAGGATATTATCAATGTCCAACAAGCTGTTCAGTTTGTATTGCAGAATGCTGGCCCTGATCAAGCTAAGATTGGTTTCAAGCTAGAAGACTTTGGTACATGGGTAGCCGCTAAAACTGGTATGCCTGCTGAGTTGGTTCGTTCTGATACAGAGAAAGCACAGATTATTCAGGCTGGTGCTGAAGCGGCACAACAAGGCATTCAAACCTCACAAGCTCCGATGCAAGTTCAATGAGTTGGTCAGAAATTAACCAATCTGCCGACCCTGCTCTTGCTAAGAAACAAGCAGGAATACGCTTACAAAATGCTTCTGATTTGGCTAAGTCTTATCACAGAGCCTTTACAACTGAGGACGGTCAGCGTATCTTGTCTGACCTGACTAAGCGATTTGTCTACGATAACGACACTTCCTTTGGATCAGGAAACATTAATTATGAGGCCGCATACCATAATGGGGAAGCTGGAGTAATTAAGTTTTTAATCAATCAAATGAAGCAAGCTGAAATATTATAGGACTACATTATGTTAGATGAACAGGCCGCACCAGAAGCACAACCAGAAGCACAACGCGATACCCTGCTAGATCAAGCACAACCTAGTTTAGAAGCAGGAGAGTATTTTCTTACCGATGGCATCAAAGGTACAGGCGATACCCCTGAGTGGTTGAACACTGAGAAATATAAATCTGTTGCCGAACAAGCTAAAGGATATGCTGAACTATCCAAACGGTTTGGTGGATTTAAAGGCGCACCTAAAGACGGTTACGCTACCCCTGAAGGTGTTGAGAAAGACGATGCTCTATATCAAGAGTTAGAAGCATTTGCTACTAAGACCAATATGAATGGCGATGCGTTTACTGAAGCATGGGAATTGTTATCCACACAAGGCCAAGTAGCGGAAGAGTACAATCAAGAAGCTGAGTTAAGTAAGCTAGGTGACAATGCTCAAGAGCGTATTAAAACTGTTGAAGGGTTTATGAAGAACAATCTTGATGCAGATACTTACGAGAAAGCCAGAGGATTGGTTAACAATGCTGACAGTATTGAACTTGTTGAAATGCTAGTAAGGGCTACTGCTCCTACTAAGCTTCCAATGGAGGGCGGTCATAATCCAGAAGGTTTGTCTAAGGAAGCTATTGAAGCAGAAATGTTTAAAAAGGATGAACACGGCAATTTATTAAGAAGTGTTAGTCCAGAACATAACGCTAAAATCGCAAAAATGTGGGAAGCCTTTGGTGGCGACCAGTAGTAATCCATTGATTATCATAGGGTAAAAGGTGTATAATCCAAACACTGGATACCCTTTTCCCAAAGGCCCAGTAAATTTAGGTTGAATGCTGACCAATTTTACTGGGTACTCAGCTTAAACCTTGAAAAACTATTTAATTTATTACTCTTTTTCGAGGACATTCTTATGAGTAAGTATTTATCGTCCGTTGCAGTCACAGAATTTGACTCAATGGTAAAACACGCCTATCAAGGCAAAGGGCTTCTAAAGCCTGCTGTTACTCTGCGTAACAACGTAGTTGGTGACACTTATAAATTCCGTCGTATGGGCAAAGGCCTTGCTAACCAGAAGTCTACTTCTGATTTGGTAACTCCTATGAACGTAGAACATGAATTTAAAACTGCTACTCTAACTAACTGGAACGCTCCAGAATACACTGACATCTTTGACCAAGCAGACGTTAACTTTGATGAGAAGCAAGAACTAGCAAGCACTATTGCGGACGCTATTGGCCGTCGTTGTGACCAACTTGTTATTGATGCTTTGAATGCTTCTACTCCAGATGCTTCCGCTGTTGTTGCTGGAACTACTGGTCTTACTATGGCTAAAGTTATTGCCGCACAAGTTGCTTTGCGTGGACAAAATGTACAGAACTCTAATCTGTATGCTGTTGTAAATGCTGATGGTCTTAGTGGCCTTTTGAATGATGAGTTAGCTACATCTTCTGACTATCAAACAATTAAAGCTCTTGTTTCTGGCGATATAAACAGCCTAGCTGGATTCCAGTTTATTATTCTGGGTAATCGTACTGAAGGTGGATTGACTGTTGCCGCTAACGTGGTTGACTCTTGGTTCTTCCAACGTGATGCTGTTGGCCTTGCTATCGGTATTGACATGAAGACTTCTGTAGATTGGGTTCCTGAGCGAACTTCATATCTATGTAACGGTATGCTTAAAGCAGGTTCTGTTGTTCGTGACAACGGTGGTCTGGTTAAAGTTCAATACAAAGATAACGTATAAGGAGAGTCATCATGGCTTTTGCAAGATCAGGTTTATGCCGCATTGGCGGTTCAGGAACAGGTGGTTCAACTTGGCAGTATTCTACTGCTGATGCTAAAGCCGCTATTGTTACATCAGGATACATGAATGCCGCTTATGACGAAGTAGCTTTGGGAGACGTAATCACTTGTGTTACTTCTACTACCCCACCTACAGCTTTTATCACTTATGTTAAGGTTCGTGCGTCTGACGTTGTAGGATTAGCTGGTGGTTCAGTAATCACCGCGTAAAGTAGTAAACTGACTGGGGGGTTCGTCCCCCCTTTCTTTAATAACTTAAGGTGTATGTATGGCCGCCGATTCTAAAGAAGATAAAGCTGAACGCAAACGTAAGGTGCTAAAAAGAAGTTTAATAAATCGCGCCAAAGCAGATGCGCGTCAAAAAATAAAAGATGATGCGAATAAAGCCGCGACAGCAGAAGCAAAATCTGATGAAGGATTTTTAGAATATGCGTTTAGAAACCCAACTAAAGCAAGATTGGGAATTATGGGATGGCCTGATGCTTACGCAAGATACAAAAGATTACAAGCAAGTGAGAAAAAGCGTAAAGAGTCAAAAAAAAGCGATTAAAGCAATAACGTAAAAACACACAACTAAGGTATATGTATGGCTAGTAAAATCCAATTAATCTCTAATGCATTAATTTTAATTGGCGATCTGCCTATCACATCTTTAGAAGGCAACTCTCGCGCCCAAACTGTAGCTAACAATCTGTATCCTAATATTGTACAGAATGAAATGACTAAGTTCAGATGGGGATTTGCGCGGAAGAAAGCCCAGTTAGACTTAACAACTGAAGTTCCAGTAGGTACTGAATGGCAATCCATTTACCAACTGCCTGCTGATCTCTTATTCCTTATTAAAATTAATCCGCAAGTTCCATATGGTTTATACGGTGACAAACTGTATTGCAATGCAAGCTCTGCCATATTTGCTGATTACATATACAACGCTCCAGAATCCACATGGCCTGTCTACTTCAGTAAGATGATTGAGTATGCCCTTGCTATGGATT